TGATGTTATAGGTGTGAAATATTATGTAATAATTTATTTAAAATATTACATCATATATGCTCTCAAATTATTGAGTTAAAAATCGTATTTCGTCCTCCATACGCTCCATATCTGCCTCATTCTTTTTTAGTATCTCAATCAGTTTCTTATTCGTAATTCTCTTGTCTTTCATTATTTCATTTATCTTCTCGTTCATCACTACATAGTGATATTTTACTTTAATAACATTAAGTCGGTTAATGCTCTTAACTAAAAGGGTTTTTAATTTATCTTTCTTATTCATATATATTCTACTAATATTATAATTTCCTAAATCATTCAAATACCCCATTTTTCCATTTTATAGGGGTATATAAGGAAGATGAATTTTTATTAATAAAATCATTAATAACTATTAAGCATTTTATTAACAAAATATTTTTAATTATTTAAAACAGATTGCTCTTTTAAAATCAACCATACTACTAACAGAACCATTATTATGAAACTTGAAATTACATCTATTACCACCTTCTAATAAATCAAAAGTTATTTTTTCACCATAAAACAATCTCTCATATAACTCATCTAATCCAATATTCATTTTCTTTGCTGTATATTTTATTGTAGAGTTAGGCACACCTTTCATTCTAATATGATGTCCTCTACATATTTTACCATCTGGATTAGTTCCAACTAAACAATCAATATAACATTTCTTACCTAAAAAGATTGACTTTTCAGCATAAACATTATCACATTCATTACCATTATCATCTTCTAAATCAAAATCAATATGAAATTGTCCTAATTGTTTTCCATCTAATTCTCTACCATAAATTTCTTTATATTTTTTCTTTAAGACGGCAACATCGTCCCAAACCATATGAATACTATCCGTATCTTGATAATATGCTGTAAGATTATAATCTTCACATAAACACATTACTTCATTCATAATTCTTTTACTCATACTTAACACCTCAACACCAACACAACAATTATTGAAATGCTCGTTTATCGTCTTATGTAATTTAAATCTCCAATTTTTACTACCCCACATCTTTTCATATTCCATAATGTAATTATAATTTTTCTTTATAAATGTATCTTTTTCTTTTTCACTCACAATTGCCTCTTCTGTATTAATAGGTTTCAATATTGTCTTACCATAAGCACTATTCATAATTAGTTTATAAACCAATTGTGCTTCATTCTTTTCTTTCTTTAATTTCAATCTCAAATCAAATACCCTCTTAATAACTTCTCTTATCAAAGGATTTCTACCTTCATCATAATAATATCCACACAATACATCAAATTTTACTTCTTGAAAATTAATCATATCTTCTAATGTTGTCTTATCAACATACATTATTTTATCTTCCATATCGTTATGAAATACCCTCACACCATTTTCATTTACTTCACTCATCAAACTAAAATGTCTATTGATGCCTACTTCTGTAATTTTTATTTTTACAAAATAACCATCAACACTCTTTAAGAAGTCATAATTCAAATTATTCTTTTCAATAATTTTAGGTAGTCCTTTCAAACAACCTTCCATTCTATACATACTTGATGGATATAAACTAACTCCATCATAATCCGCCATCTTCTTACCTTTATGCTGTTTATTTTTGATACTATCAAATCTCCATTTAACATTATCTCTACACATAGTTCTACCACCAACTACACATTTTTGAATGAATAATTGTGGAACACCTGCTAATTGATATACACCATCATATACACCATTCTTTTTCATATATTTATCTGCTAATGAGGCAATAGTCCAAACACCATCAATATCAATATCAATCTGGTTCAAAACCCAACCTCTAAATGTTTCATATCCTGCTTTCAATACTTTACAATCCATCATACAATAGTATTCAGCATATTTCATCATATTAAATAATTTCTTACCATCTATGGTCTTAACTAATTTTAATCTTTTCAAATTCTTTTTCATCATAACAAATTTTTCTTCTGTTAAATATTTTCTTGCTTTCTTTACATCAACCCAATTATCTAATAAATTTTTTCTATTATACAAACCATATGGAAATACCTCTTTCTCTTGTTTCAATCCAAAACATTTACCAAACTTTCTCAAAGGCATAGCAATAAGTTTCAAACTATCTTTGAATTGTAATCTAACCTCCGTCTTCTTTTGTTTAAAACTCATATATCTCGCAGTAGCATTCATCAATCCAGAACCTTTTGTCTTCTGGTCTATACAATATAAATACTTCTGGAAAAATCTGTAATCATAATTACAATTGTGTGCTATAAGTAATGCTTTTTTACATACCTTATCAATACAACCCATCTGGATATTATATTCACCAGTTTCATATCCACTTTCTCTTTCCTCTGTGTGTTTAACAATTGCTTCTAACATTAACTTACAACAACCATCACCATAAGCAGTAATCTTTTCACCTCTATCACTTACAGCACACGCCATATAAGGAATGTGAATATAAGAGTATAATTTCTTTTTTAGTTCATCTATCTTTGCTTTATTACCTTTTTTAGGATTATCAATTAGTTCTTGTATCTCTGCTTCAATCTTATTGTTCTTGTATTTTTGTTTATAACTTTCAGTATCAAAATACCATTTCTTCCATTCTTTACCTCTTGATACTTTATAATCTTCTTTTTCAGCATCATATTCATTTACTTTACTACATTCTTCTTCATCATATTCTAAATTATCAAAATCAAATGCTCTATCAACAAATTGTGTTTCTAAAATACCTTTATCAAATGATATAGGCATTAAGTATTCTTCTTTATTTTCAAATAAAAAGTTCATTACTTTGAAACTATCAGTTTTTCTTTTTTCATCACTACTAAAACTATTCTTTCTTCTTTTATAAAAATATTTTATCTCATCTACTTCCCAGTCAGTATTTATCAACTCCCAATAATTTTTAAGAGCAAACATAGTAAAATCACATTTTTCAATCAAAAAATAATGTCTATCTACTAATCCAATCTCATAACATTCATTATGTCCTTTACCATATATTATTGCTTTATCACTTCTATCTTTTTTTCTCAACCTAATCTGGATATGTAATTTTTCACATACCTTTTTTAATTTACTCATAGGAACATCACGATTGACTACAAAACTGGTAAGAAGATTTAATTTATCTTTATTCATACCACCATTTTGTAATGCTTTATATAAACAATTATCTTTATAATTATCTGGAACTACCTCTGGATAAACACCATATCTACTCAAATCAAATTTAGTTTTATTAAGATACTTGAAAAATGCTCCACCCTTTTTTGTTTTTACCTTACCAGAAGCATCTAAATCATCTTCAACAAAATCAATAAATTCAATACATAATTCAGTTGTTTCACTTAATACATAAGCATATTGTATATCACTTTCATCTACAACTACTTCTTCTTCTTCTTGAACTGCTTTTAAAGCATTAATTAATCTTTCTAAATTACCTTGTGTTAGTGTATAATATTTTTCACTTTCATTAACATCACCATCACCTTCAATCTCAACACCCTTCGCATATAATAAGACCATTTCACCTGCTAAAAATTCCATAATAATTCTAATAACTTGTTCTATTCCTAAAACATCTAATGTTTCTTTTTGAATACATAATTTACCAGTTTTAGATAATTTAAATTTAATTAATCTTTTTTCAAATTCTTTTCTTATCTTTCTCGCTTTCAATATTTTTTCTCGCTGTTGTTCTACACCAGCGTTGTAATCTTGTGCTAAAAATTTATATGCGTATCTAATACTCCTAAATCTTTTTCCAGTTCCTCTTAACTCTTTTGCGTAATCCATAACAATTTTATTTTGTGCTTTTACACCTTTTATGCCTTTAAAATTTAAACCAAAAATCTTTCTCAATCTTCTCTTACTATTTTCTGCTATATCTATATTGTTCTTGAATGTGATGTAGCGTGGTAAGCGTGTGCTCGTCATTATATTATCCGTAGATAATAATTCGTTTTGAAAACTCCCTAAACTTTCCATTATACAATATATGAGGAAAATTATTTTGAGAAAAAAACGCCTAAATAAATAAAATCAAAAAATTTCTATATATTTTTTAAATCCTTAATATAAAAAATATATTTTAGTGCGTTTAACATTTAACATTTACCAACCACCAGCAAAAGATGGTTGTGTATCTAATGTATCCATAGTAGGGGTTATTAACATTCCCTTCTGTGCTAATGTAGGCATCTGTGTAGGCATAGCAACTTTTTTAACATCTGGAACATCTGGTTTTTTACCAAATAATTGTTCTACCCAATCTACAATACCTTTACCTGCTTCATATAGAGCACCTCCTTCTAAAACTGCTCCTGCTACTTGTAATGGAACACCAATAATTGCCCCCACACCAGTAGCATCTAAACCAGCACCAACTCCTTCTAATCCTGCTCCAACACCTTCTTCAACACCTTCTGTTGCCCCAGTATCTGCTAATTCTTCTTCACCTGCTTCTAATCCTTCGTCCCCATCTCCTTCTTTTGTTTCTGTTTCTGGTGCGTCTTCTTTTGTTTCAGTTCCAGTTTCTTCTGGTGCTTGTGATGGTGTTCTTTCTGGTGCGTTGCTTCTTAATTGCTGTCCTCTCATATCTTCTTCTCCCATCTGTAATTGTTCTCCTGCTCTATCAAAATCTATATCACCAGTTTCAGTTCTCGGCACACTAAACTGGTTCATAAAATCTTCAAAACTCATATCACCCATCGCTTCATCATCAACATTAGCAGGGTCGTCCAAAGCATCTATGGTTTCAGTTCCATCTGCTTCAAATCCTTCACCACCTTCTGCGTTTCCACTACCTCCACCAATTTCATTCATTTCCACATCACCATCAGCATTTTCACTACCTCCACTAATTCTTTCATTAATTCTATTTCTCAAACCATCTAATCTTCCTTCACCTTCTCTAAAAGCATTTCTTCCTCTACCCATTAAATCATCTGCTGTTGTTTCTGCTTTACCTCTTAACTGATTAAATTTATTTTTGAGAATATTTTTAAAACCTTCTGTATCACTTTCAATCTTTCCACCTAAAAATCTATTATCTACATAATCTAATGCTTTACCACCATATTTTTTAAATGTTCTAATACCTACTTCCTCACCTAATCCTCGTAGAGCATCTAAATCTGTTTTCTGGTAAGCACCTTGAACCAATTGTTTTTGTTTCGCTTCTAACTGCTTATTAACTGCTTTTACATTATCTACATCTTCTCTAAAAGACGCTAAATTATTATTAATTTCACCTGCTGATTGAGCGTAAGCACTATATACTGAACTCGCCATTTTACTATATAATAATAAAAGATATTAAAATAAATTTATACATTTTCATCAGCAGTTTCATCACCTTTTTTCTCCTCTATTACATCTGCTAATTTAGTCGCCAAACAACTTGAACCACGCAACATACAAACCAAAGTATCACATACACCATTACCTCTATGTTTTTTAACAAATGGTAATACTTCACTTAACACAAATAATACACCCAGTATAATAGTAGCATATCCATAACCTTCACCAGTCATAACAACATTACTCGTAGTTGAATTCATAATATATATTAGTTAGATATTATGAATAATTTAAATATTTTTTACCAAAGCAACTGGTCGGCATAATAACTCGGTGTTCCTTTTTTATGTCTATTTTTATTATGTCTTATCTTATATAATCTTCTTCTTTTATCTGCGTATTCCTTACCTTTTGTCTTCTTAAAAGTAGGAAAATCACCATAACCAATTGCTCCTACACTCGCAACTTTCTTACCATCTTTGAATACATCTATTTTCTTCTTTTTATTAGTGCTTCGCTTTACACTTACACCTAATGCTTTTGCTCTTCCTCTTGTATATGCTGTTATAGTATAACTCATTATTATAACATTATATTTTAATTTCCAACTAACTTTTTTGCTCTATTATGTGCTTGTCTAAATGTTTTTCCTTCTTTCATCATATCTCTCATCATCTTCATATGTTTTTTACTATGATGTTTTGAATGTTCTTTTAATGTTTCCTTCTGTTCTTTTGTTAATTCTTTTTTCATTTTATTAGCATTTAATAGTTTATTTCCTTTTAATACTGGTTTTTCTTTTCTATATCTCATCATCGCCATTCCTGCTTTTACAGCACTTTCTTTTGAATTATATTCTTTATTCACAAAGGTTTTCTCCTTAATCTTGAATAGTTTATACTTTTTTCCAACTTTTTTTATCTGGTAGGGCATTATTAATAATATATTAGATAAAAATATTTTATTAATAAAATCCTTAATAACTATTAAGGAAAATCTATATAAATTTTTGAGTTCCTTATACATACACATAAAATTCAATTATTCAACAATATTTACAATTCCAGATGAAATATTACATACTCTCTGTGTTTTTACAAAAAATCTCAACCTTCTCTGGTTTCCATCAGTTCCTAATGATTGTGTAATATCTTCACTATAAATCATAGGAAGATTACTTACTCTTTTACCTTGACCGAAAGCATTAGAAAGTTTAATACCAGTCCAATTCTGTGTTCCACATTCACTACTTTCTTCAACACCATTTAGTTTTCTATTAGTAATACCCAATACAGCATTATTACCATTATCATCTACATTAGGTTTCCAACACCATCTATAATCACAAACCATAAGAGGTAGTCCATCTTCTACATTATCTGCTTCTGCTTTTTGTAGTGAATTATTTTTAAGAGGCATAGAGTAATAATTTTTACTATCAATATTCAACTGAACTGATTTACCTAATCTATAACCTAATGAATTATATTTTCCAATTAGATTAACAACTAAATTAGCACCATCTACATCTTGTCTTTGAACGACAACTGATTTAACTTTCTTACCACCATATGCTAATTGAATATCAAAACTTTCTGGATTACCTGCTCCTGCTAAATTAATTGTATTTTCCTGCGTAAGCACTTCATCATACATAATATCATATCCACCTTTATTCATAATTTCATCTGCTAATCCTTCCATCAAATCTGGATAAAATAGATAATCAGCACAGATAAGACAATCTGGTTCGCTAATTTCAGTAGTAATATCACCTAATGCTGGATTTTCAACAACTTTCATCAACCTTGTTCCCTCTACATCATCACTCCATTCAATATTTAACGCCACCTCTTGATGTATTGCGAACAAAGGTAGTTGAATTCCCCTCATAAATGGAATAAGTTGAGAAAGTCCCACCATAAATGTAGGCGACAAATCAAAACTACCTCTAACTTGCTGGTCGCTTCTGGTTAATCTATCTAATTCATCAGCATCTTGTAATCCACTACCAGTTCCAGAATTAACATAACCATATTCAGTTCCTTCTCTTCCTAAAACACCATAAGGTGCGTCAAATCCTCTGGAATTAATAGCAGTAGCACTTTGTTGAATAACTCCTCTTGCTGTTGAACCCATAAAAATATCATTACCACCTTGTTTAGGTATAATTACTCCTCTCTTATATTCATTAGAGTAATGTAATCTCGTCCAACTGCCGTATTGTCCTACCTCATCTAAATTACTAACTCTTCTACCACCTATGGTAAGAAATGCTCTACGAATTAGTGAAAGAGCACCAGTAGAAGTAGGTAAATAACCATAAAATTTATCTGCTGTTGCTACATTAGCACCTTCTGTTTTTACTCTAATTTTAAGTTGTAGATGTGAATTGCTGTCTAAAATTCCTTTTTTCTCAAACACAAACTTACAACTATTCTGGTTAAAATTAACTGGTCGTAGTATTGATGTATCTACTGATTGTGTTTCTGGTCTTTGTAAGACATTAGTTCTCAATAAATCTGGTAAAGAACGCCCACTCATTATATATTATTAATAAATAAATTAAAATTTTTTAAACATTAATTTATTTTCACTTAATCCTAAACTATTTAATTCATTACATTAACCATACCATTTTGAAACATTATTGTATTTTTATGTTTAACAAAAAGGAATAGAGAATGAGGCACTAATTGCTTTCCTTGTAAATTATGCTGAATACGAACTCCTAATGGTGTTCCTTTATAATTAGTTCCATTATCAGTAATCTTATCAGTTGAGAAACCAATATTGAACTGCTGAACCTTATCTTCTTCAACTAATGATGGTAAATTTTTTCTATCAAATCTCGCAATCTGTATTCCTGCTTGTCCTGCTCTTTGATAAGGATTAGAAAGTTCAGTAGTAAGAGATTTAACAAAATTACCACTAACCCAACTATCTCTAATAGCATTTATTTCTTCCCAATTGTTAAAACTATCAGCAATACCTTCTCCTTCTGTTTCTTCACTATCAACTTCAAAATCTAATGGTAATCTCATTCCACCTTTTGTAAATGTAATTTCTTTAAGAAGAACTCTATTTTCTAAAACACCACCAGCATTAGCAGTTAGAACTTGTGTAGTTCTTTGACTATCATAGTCATAATTACTAACCCAACTGGAAGGAATAATATTAGAAATGACTGCTAATGTTCTACCAGTATTGATATTTAGTGATATATTATGGTCGTCGCTGTTAAGAACATTATAAAATGAACTATATGTGTTATATTCCATAACACCATTTCTATTTTTCATCATAGCAACTCTTCCTTCTTCGGTAGGACATTCTGCTTCAAAAGAGCATATACAATCACTTAATTCATAAAATGCTCCACCATCTGCCTTTGCTGATGATGATGCTGTATTTCTCCATTTATTATTATGAATAACATAATTACTATTCGCCAAAGTTATTACAATTCTTAAACCTTGAACCAGTTGTAAATCTACTGGTTGTCCTTGTAAAAATCCATCTAATAGAGGAATACTAAAATCAAAAGGTCTATCAACTTTTTTAGCAGTAGAAACATCTTTACCTAATCCACCTAAACCACTATCATTACCATTTAGATAAGTATTAATACTATCATTAAGAGGAAGTAATGATGCTGTAAGACGATTATATGATTTAATTGTTGAATATGTAGCACCATTTAAGGACTGAATTGATAATGTTTCTATACAACTATGAACGCCAGTCCTACCATCAATAAAAAAATCTCTTGTAGGGGCATTACTAAAAAAATCAGTTGAATTAAGTGGTAATGTAGTTCCATCTCCTGCTAATACCTTAAATTGTCCGTTAATTCTTAAACTTTTTCCATTCATAATTTTAGGCACTCTGGGTATATCAAAAATTAACTGGTTAAGTCCAGAGCGGTCGCTAAATTTTCCATCTCCTAAATTCGTAGGATTTATTTGTATAAATTCTCTCGTAGTTCCATTATAACTCATCTTATATACTATTATTATATATTTTTAATTTTTTTAAAATTATATAATATTTCTCAACAAAATTTCATTTAGATTTGAACTCTCATACCATCTTTTCCTACAATTAATCTTCTCAATCCTCCTACATAAGTAATAAATAGTTTATTCTTTTGAGGATTATTAGGTGCTCCTTTATAATCTACTCTTAACTGAAAACCACCATCTTTGACTAATGGATATACACCACCATATCTTGCTAATGCTCTTCCTATAATTAGATTTTGACTTTGATGGTCTAAATTTCTAACAGCAACTTTTGATGAACCTAATGCTTTTTCAGTTTCAAAAAGAGCAACTTGCTCTACTAATGGATTAGCAACAGATAGATTTGCTAATGATACACGCTGTGTAGGTTGTTGTTTATTAGCAATTAGGAAATTATAATTATCTACATTATCAACACAACTCGCTAAATTATCATTTAAAACATTTTCTGCTAAACCATTTTCAGTAGGTTTAACTAATGCTGATGTTGCCCTCATATTAAGAGCAGGAACATTTAACTGAATTACTTGTTCGCTTGATGTGATGTTATTACGATATACATTATAAGTATAATAATCATAAGTTGCTCCTGCTTCACTCTGTGTTCCTTTCATAAGAGCATCAATATATGATTTAGGTGGTTGTGCTGTTTTTACAACTAATTCAATATCTTTAACCGATAAAGTAGGTTGAACGACATTATCAGCATTATCTTTTAACATATCAGTATCCTTAATCCATAAACTATTATTTTTCTTTTTATCATCATTACTTCCAGCACCACCTCTTCCAGCACCTCCTTGAAAATCAGTATTAGCATCACCATTAGGATTAGAACACACAACCTCAACAGATGCTAAACCACCAGCATTTTCATCAGCATTACAACTAACTGATTGAATAAAACCTACTTCCGTAGCAGTTGCTGGAACACCTGCTTGACTATTGTTTTTGTAAGCAAAAACTTTTTTACCTACTAACATATTCATAGCACCCACCATTTGTTTTCTTACTAATCTAACACCATCACCGAATGCTTCATCAGTTAAACCAGTATTACCACCAACTGAACTTATTTGATTATATCCAGCATTCTTTTCCATTTGTAGTTTAAATGTAAGAGGATTACCAGCACCACCACCAGCACAATCAGCAATAGCAAAACGACAACTTTCAGTAAGAGTAGAAATAGGTGCTCCTACTGCGTTTGCTACACCAGCACCACTCCATATATGAGTTGCTTCATTAGCAGTTGCTAAATCAATCTCAATACGAAGTCCATTTGTAAGCATAGCAGGGAACATTTTATTATTAGGTTCTCCTAAAATACCACTATACATTCTCAAAGCAACTTCAACTTCATTACTTTCTGGAATAACACCATTAGCAACACCATTCATATAACCAGCATTTGTAAAAGCAACACTACCAGTTTGATAAGAATTATAAAACATAGAATTATCAGCATTTCTTGATGGAAGATTATCATAAATAGGACTTCCATAATCTCTACTGGTATATTCTACTGCTTCTGTTATACCTCTTTTATTTCTAATAGTTCTATTTTCACTATAATGATGTAGAAACTCTGCTAATTGATTATATGATTGTAGTGTTTCTAATTGAGTATTTGAATTTAAATCGTAGATACGAATTTGACGAATTAAACTATGTGCTCCACATTTATTACTTAATCTCAATACTGCTGGACTATTTTTAATAGCAACTTTCATTTTAAGATAAGTTTGTCTGGGGTCAATAAACGCCATAAATGCTGGAACTTCAAAACGAATTGTCTGTCCGTCTGTGTATTCTAACTGGTTGTCGCTGGGAACAAAAGTAGATTTACTGGGAATTGTGTTGTTATACTGACTACTAACAAAATCCATTCTATATATTTTAACTAAACATTTTTTAAAAAATTCAACTTCTTAAAAAATATTTTTTGAAAAACTTTTATTAATAAAATCCTTAATAGTTATTAAGGAAAATCTATATAAAATTTTATTTTGTGATATACCCCTTATAAATCGCATTTTTACCTACATAATCAATAAAAAAATACAATATAATAAAATCTTCTATTTAGATTATCCAGATAATTCTTTACTTCTTTTTTGATATTTTCGGTATTTATCAAAGCGGAATATTCCATTCTCTGTAATATTACTACATATAATTTTAATCCTTAAACTTTTTTACACGCCCTTTCGTCTTCTTTTCTTGCTGTGCTTTCTTTATTTCTTTTTTACTCAATTCATTAAAGGTCGTAGGTGTATCTTTTGTTATTCTCTTTGTAGGTCTATATACATCTCCTTTTTTTCTATAACCTACCTTACCATCTTGTGTTCTCCATTTCTCTTTGAACCATCTACTTAAACCTTTTTTCGTTTCTTTTCTTCCTATATAAGGACTTCTTTTATTACCATATTTCTTCTTAAATGCTTCTTTATATTCTTGAACTACAATACCACTACGATAAGCACTATGTTTAGGTATTCTTTTATACACTTTTGCTTTTATTTTATCATATAAATCTTTATCCGCTGGTTTAGACATTTATATAATAATGAGATTTAATTTATGCTTTAACACATATTTCACAACTTCTACCAGTTTTTGCTCTTACCTTTTTCCATCTTTCAGCACCTTTCTTCGTCATTTTCATTTCACAGCATAAAGTTCCATCACTATTTTTCTTTTCCCAATAACACCATTTATCATCTCCTGCTTTTTTATAAAGTTGTCTATCTCTTAATTTAGTAGGTGGTTTTAATTCTTTTCTTTTATTTAATGCTACATTATTACCTTCTACACACGCTAATTTCCACCCTTGAATAATATCACATAATTCTACTGGATAATCTGGATATTTATCTCCTACTGGTATTTTGTATCCATTATCATCTAAAACATAATCATTTCCACTATTATCGGTCATTATATAATTCTATAATATTTTTTAAAAAATTAAAACTTTTTATTTATTAGAAATAAATCTCACTTGTCCTTTTTCATTCTTAACATATTTTCTACCATTCTTTGCTGTAAAAACTTTTTGTCCTTTCTTTTTCTGGAAAGGTTTTCGTTTCTTTTTCTCTTCCTTCTTACCTTTCATCTTTTTATGAAAATCTTTATCACCTTTTTTAGTGGTATAATCCATATCTCCTTTGTGAGTTTTTGAGGGCATTCCCTTTTTGCTACTTCCATTATACTTCATCGGCATTATATAATTATAGAATATTTTTATAATTATTTAATTAGTTTTTATACCTAAATTTTGTATCATATGTTTTTCTACCATATTATACCATAATAATCTTAAATTTGCTATGAAACTACCAGTATCTTTACCTCCTAATTTTACTAAATCTGCTTTTACTCTATCATTAAATTTTTGATATTCATTCATATATTCTTTTTTACCATAAACTTTTTCTAATAAATTTAATATCTTTGTAGCAGTATCACTATAACTTTTATTATCTTTATCTAATTCTAACATCATTAATACTTTTTGTATTTCTGGTAATGATTGATATTCTTTCATTTTTCCTAATTCTTTTGCTTGTAGTTCTGCTAAATTTCTCATTACATTTCTAACATTTTCTCTTTTAGCATACATCATAGAACTGGTCTTTTTAATACCTTCCATAATTTCTCGTTTTACTTCACTTGATTTTGCTTTTAAATTTTTCAATCTCTGGTCTAAATAAAAAGCACTAAATGCTACACACCACCCATTTGGGTCAGCAACTTTTATTTTTATTTTAGTTTCTTTACCATTATGTGTTATAGCACCTATTTCTTTTTGTGCTACATTATTTTTATTACCTACTGGAAAAACTGCTTGTAGTCCTCTATATGGTGTTCCAGCAATTTCTGGTTTAGGGCAGGATTGTGTTAATGTTTGATAAGTATATGATGGTTGTCCTAATTTATTTAGTGCTGGATTTAAATAAGTTTTTACGAACCTTTCCATATTACCATCTATTTTTGCTGTTTGTGTAAAACCGAACCCAGTTTTACCTCCGTGAGGTTCATATCGTTCAACCTCTTTTCTATGATAATTAAATAATAATAAGTTCATATGTCGTTTTAAAATATATCCTACTGCTACTACTTTACCTCTCTTTTTACATCTTACAATACCTTCTGCTATTTTTTCCGCCATTTCTTTTTGAAATTTTTTAGCATTACTTCCAGTAGGTATATCAAAAGCGAATTTAGGATTAGCACTACTTTTATCACCCCCTTGATTTAATATTGCTATTCTTTTATTAAATCCTTTATATGTCTTTTTTCCACCACCTATTGTAGTAGGTAATAATACACCACAATCATTTTTATTATTCAATAATACTGCTAAAAATAATAAATCTTCATATGAACCATAATTTAAGAACATTTCTGGTTTATCTTTTTTCTTTTGTCCCTTAATAAATGCTGTTAAATCATATGCTTGTGATATTGATTTTACTAATTGTTTTCTATTAAATAAATCTTTTTTAGTAGGTTTATAAGGAGGAGGTTCTAACTTTTTTTTTTTAGGTTTTGGTTTAGGTTTTGGTTTAGGTGCTGGTTTTGGTTTCTTTGGTTTAGGTTTTGGTTTTGGTGTTGGTTTTGGTTTAGGTGCTGGTTTTGGTTTTGTTTTTTTCACTTGCCCTCTTGATTTAGGTATTACTGAAATATCATATTCCCATTTTGGAACTTTTACTTTATGTTTTATTTTTTTACCACCTATAACTTTAAATTCTTTCAATAAATTTCCTAACTCATTAGCAGTCATTTTATAAACACCTTTACCACCTTTACCAGTAGTGCCGAACCCTTCTTTTTTTAAATGTCTATTATATGATGTTAAAATCTTTCTTGCGTTAGAAACGCTAATATCTTTATTGCCTATCATTACCATCTTAATATATATTACAATAGATATTAAAATGTTTTTAATTAAGATATTTCTTTTCACTTAATTTATCTGCCTTCTTTTTCTGGTATGCTATTCTTTTCTTCTCTAATATTTTTGCTCTATTAGCATCATAATATTTTTTACTTGCCTCTCTGGTTTTTACTTTTCCTTTTTCAGTTTGTTGATATTTTCTAATATATCTCTTCTTATTTGCTTTATCTTTTTTAATTATTTCTAAAAGTTCTTCCTTTTCCATCTCATCTAAACTTTTCTTAACTGGATTAATATCATTCATCTTAAACATCGTTTCCTCTTCTGTTTCAAAAATAATGCTTTCAGCATCGCTCTCATCATCAGTATAAACTATATCATTTGAACTCATTTTATATATTATAATGAGATAAAAAAATTATTCAACATAAACGCAATATAGAAAATTCCTAAATCTGCCGAATTCAGCATTCTTATTTTTTAGATGGTTTTGTGCCGAATACTTCCTCATTTTTAGGCATTCGTTTCTTTGGTTTTTTCTTTGTAGCATATTCTGCTATGTGTTCGCTCATAGTGGTTCTTTCATTACCTAATTCAGTATCACACGCATTACATATTGATTTAGGATTATTTTTAAAAACTTTTAAACTTTTTTTATCTACTTTTAAATGTTTAAACATAATTAATATATAATATAATTATATAAAAATATGAGTTTAATATTTTTGAAGAATGATGACTGGACTACGGAAGGAAGTAATATTTCTGGAAATGGAAGTAATATGAAACCATATAGATGGAAAAATCAATTCACTACACCTATAAAAATAGCACCTAATAGTCAAGTTGCTTATATAAAGAGTTTATTTCATTCAACTGATATTGGCGATTTTGAAGAAGCAGATGAAGCAAGAATGTTAATTGGTATTCCACAACTAAATGTTCCTATACCATTACCATTAACTGCTGAAAATGTCCCTAATTTAACTGAATATGTTAATAGTATTGGTTTAGATTGTAATCTTTTAAGTAATAATGATGCCTTTAATCATATCTTTTTTAAATCTAATCAACAAGTATTAGGACAGAACACATTACAAGATGAATATGAAACTGGTTTTAATTGGATATTAAAAGATGATAGAAAAGTAGCAATAAGATGCGTTCAAAGAGGAGTTAATGATGTATTTAATCAAGGATTTAATAATTTAGGACAGAGCACCGACGGACAATTAATAGGAGCACCTAATGGTATTAATATAGGAACTGGTGATGATACTACACTATTTAATGAGGCAAGATTAATTACAATTAATCCATCTATTGGTAATTTGTTTTTTGGTTCTGGTGGTTATGGTATTTCAGCACCTAATTCTTTTTATGCTGTTATAAATACACCTAATTTTTATTGTTGTAATAGTGCTTTTAATGTAATAGACCCAGCACCAGAGGCAATACCACCAGTTAATGTTGCCTTTGCCTTTTCTGGTATTTATGCTTATGATTTTACTTCTTCTGTTTTTCCAGCAATTATGAGTTCAACTGCTGTTAAGAAAAATGTATCTATGGACGCACCGCCTACTGCTAATGGAGGAGGACACGCTACTATTGCTGATAATGGTTCTGGTGGTTATGCTAATATAGGTTTTCCTAATTCTAACCAGAATGTTTGTAATACTTATTATCCTGCTACATTAGTTCCTGCTGATAGAGTTGGTTTTACTGGTATTTTACCCTGCTCTTTTGGGGTTCATTCTATTCCATATATTGATAATGAATTTGATGATGATATTGCTACAAGTAGGCAAGATTTTATACTTAATTGTGATTTGAATGATAGTGGTTTGCCTCAAAGTGGAGGTTCTAATCCTAATTTTACACAAGCACAATTAGGGTTCGCCAGATATATTTTAGGTGTTGATATACAGATTGTTTCTGGTAGATTATTAGCATTTGTGAAGGTATTAGACCCAGAATATGGTTTTGGTGAAAGTCAGTATATAAACGCATCAGCATTATTAGATATTGGAGAATTAAGTGCTGGTTTTGATACTAATACTAACACCTCTTTTGGAGGAGGATTACAAGGTGGTCCTACTCTTTATGGTATTAATACACAAGCAACTGGTGCTGGAAGAACAGCATCAAAATTACATTTTAGATTTAGATGGACTTCGCCTTATACTATGTGTGTTGAATATACTATGACTATTGATGGTGTTGGAACAACTTATGAAGAAAGAACTGATGAACCTTATCAACCATCTGGAACTAATCAAGACCCTACTGCTGGTTGGGTTATGTTATATGATATGAAAAATGACCCTACACAAAGACCTAATCGTCTTATACCTATGTATTTAGGTGGAATGAGAACTATTTATTATCCAGCACCATTTCAAAGATTTGGTGGAGAAATGAAAGGATATTATGATACAAGATTTAATTATAGAGGAGGAGTTTTAGATAGTCCAGATAATGGAACAACTAATTTATTAGATATACCTTTATTTTATCAAGATTGGGATTTATTTGATAATGAATTTTCTACATTAGTTCAAGATTTTACTGGTGGTTTTACTACACTTAAATTAGGAACACAAGCAGGTGATGTAGTTCCAGAAGAATTTGATACTACTGGTAATTTAAAAATGAATATAAAATTTTTAGTAAATGAAATAGAAAGTCAAGCATCTACTACTGAACTATTAGATGAATTAGGTAATCCTATTTTCCAGATAGGGCAACCAGTAGATTTACATATAGGAAGACAATTAGGACTTACTACTAATACTACATCAACGCAAGATGTTATAACCCTTAATAACGACATATTAGGAGCAGGAACACCTTTTATAGAATATGGATATGATGGTTCAGCACTTTTATCAACTGGAAATGATGATTTTACAATACATTTTCAATTAACTAATTTTCCTATTCAATCACAAAATGGTGTTAGAACTACACAAAATAAAACAATAGCAGTAGTTAATAAAGCAGATACAGCAACAATACCAGTAAGCAATTATAATTCATTTACACATTCAGCAACCTTTCCATTATGGATTGACTTAAATAATTATGGTGAATTAAATGTAAATGGTATTGATGTATTAGTAAGTGATGATAAAAATAAAGAAGCAAAATTTTTGAAAAAAGATACATCATTAGTAGTAGCATTTAGAGCAAAACCTAAAAGTGAAGAAGGATATATACCAGATAATATACCAGTAAGAGTAAATATGTAATTAATGCGGTTGTTTAAAAAAAAAAATATATAGTTATAATATATATGAGTAGTTATTACGGCGACAGAATGTTTAGGAAAAAACTTCCTAAAAGTTGGAACAACCGAAAAGCGGTTGAAGATAGAAAAATGGGCGACAAAAATGAACGCTATGTTAGTGCGTATTTGAAAAAATTTTTTCCTAAAAGTAATTTTACCAGAGATACAACTGGGTGGAATGTTATTGATTATTTAGACAAAACTAATAGATTTGCTATTGAATTAAAATCAAGAAGAATAAGAAAAAATCGTTATGATAGTATTATGATAGGAAAAAATAAATATGATAGTATTAAGAAGTATATGAGTAAAGGATATAAAGGTTTTTTTCTATTTAAATTTACTGATAGAATGTGTATTTATGAAGTTCCCAGAAAACTTCCACAAGATATTGAATTTAGACAAGGAGGCACTAATAAAAGAGGATATGATGAATATAGTGAATGTATGTATATTCCTATAAAATATTTAAAAGATTGTAGAGATTATGAAGATTATTATAGTTTAATATAAATGATAGAAATATAAAAATGTTTAAAAAATATTTTTATACTTTTAGATAATATAATGGATTTAGATAAGAAAAATTTATTCCCAGAAATTAACCCTAACATAGATGAAATCATAGAAAAAGAAAATATGATAGATAGTGAAGAGGTTATAAAAGATGATGAGATGGATTATTCCGCACCTAAAAGCAGTCATAGTGATATATTTTTAGGAAGTAAAAAACAAAATATCAAGATGAAAGTTAAAGAACCTACTGATACTATTACGGAAAGTGATGTAGAAAAACCTAAAAAGAAAGATAGATACGCTCATTTAGCAAAGGCAAGACAAAAAGGTATAGAAACAAGAAGAAGAAAAGCAGAGGAAAGAAGGAAAGCAAAAGAAGAAGCAAAGTTAAAGAAACAGCAGGAAAAAGAAGCAAGAAAAAGAGCAACAGCAGAAAGAAATAGAGCATCAGCAAGAGAAAGATATTATAGGCAAAAAGAAAAGAGCAAAGATGTAGCACAAAAAATTGTAGAAGAAACTAAACAACCACCTAAAAATAGTATAAAACATAAACCTACACCTAATGGAAATATGGATTTTAACACCTTTGCGAGATATATGATGAAATACGAACAGATGAAAGATGCTTACAATAAAACAAAACAACCTAAAAAAACTAAACCAGTAGATATTCCAAAGAAAAAAGAAGAACCTGCTTATCACCCTAAAAATTATCCTTTATCTATGTATGCCCCTCATAATAGGTATAAAGAATTTACTGGATTTTAAAAATATTGAATTTATGTAGGTAAAAACGCATTTCATAGGGGTATATAAGGAAACGAAATTTTTATTAAGAAAATCCTTAATAAAGTGATACATTTTCTTTAATAAAAAATTTTAAAAAAGATTTTTTGAACTTTTAATTTTTTATATTGTATTTATATAATATAAAATGAGTTGTTGTAAAGATGAAAAACGATATAATACCAGAAGCAGTAAGGATAAAACAAAAACTGATTTAACAATACAACCGATACGCCCTATGGAAATAAAAGATAAAAGAACATATCACCCTAATCTACCATCAATAGCAAGAAATAGGGGTTCGCTTATGCTACTTCTGGGAGCACAAAACAGCGGTAAGACGACTATCATAAATAATATGTTGCTCTCAAAACATTTCTGGGGTGGAAAAGAAAGTGCCTTTGATAATGTATATATTTTTAGTCCTTCTATTGATTTAGATGATAGTTGTAGATTTTTAAGAGAACACTTTGAATGCTATACAGAGTATAAAGATGAGTATTTAGAAGATATAAAAAATAGACAGAAACAATATCCAAAAGATAAAATGCCTAAAATTATGATAGTAGCAGATGATAGTAGTGGTCTTTTGAGTAGAAAATTTTTCCATTTTCTTACGAGGTTTCGTCATTTTAACGCAAATGTGATACTCTCTATTCAAAATTTTAAATCATTAATGCCTATTGCGAGAAGTAATGCTAATGCTGTTATATTAATGAATGGAATAGTAAATGAGAAAGAGTTAGAAAAAATAAATGAAGAATATGGTTCTCAAATGAAAAATACATTATTATATATGTATTCTAAATATGCTAATAAACCTTATAGTTTTTTATATCTAAAACTACGAAAAAATCCACCAGAGGCATTTCAAAATTTTACTACACCTATTAACTGGAAGTCATTAATACAAAAAGCAAAGTCATATAAAGTTAGTGATGTTATAGAAGATGAAGATAATGAAGAAATATAAAAACTTTAAAAATTTTGTATAATTAATTATATTATCTATTAATTATATAAATACTATGAGTAATACGAGGTTAATATATACCAGTAAAGAAAATGCCGAAGTTTCTAATGATGATGAAGGTTCTTTTACAAATTCTGTTGATGATGGTATTGTTGTAAAAGTAGGAGATGAAATTTCAGTAGAACAAATAGCAATTAATAGTATAGGTGTAGGAGCAGAAATTATAGAAATACCAAAAAATATTAAAAATTATAGATACAAAACGAATGCTATGATGTTAAATTGTGCTTATTATATACAGCATAATCAACACCCTTTTACAATAATGATGCCGTTAAACGGACATAATTCTGTTAATACAACTGCTACTGATAAAGCATATGGTTATATGATACAAGGTGCTGGTTTTCCACCTACATTACCTATGAGTGGAACAAAAACAAAATGGGGTAGAAGCACACAACAAGTAGGTTCAAGATTTTATTTAGGGGCATATATTTTTAATACACAAGTAAATGATGGCGACCCTCTTAAACCACAAACAAATCCAATAGGTGCTGGTGCTAATGAAGGTGCTGTTCCAAGTGTAGGTGTTTTTCAATTCGCCAGAGCAAATATGATTTTTGAAGTTGATACTGGTTATGATAATCCTGCTAATATTGCTAATAAAATTACACAAGATTTTCACGCAGGTAATGCTACACCTCAAATATCTCTTTTTGATGAAAATGGAGGAGCATTAGAAGCATATGGTTTTCCTGCTATTAATAATGTTCCTTTTACTGGCGACCCAGTAGCACAAGGAGCAGTTCATAGTAAAGATACAGCGTGTGTTAATATATTCGCAAATTTTTTACAATTTAATAATACTACTGATTATTCGTTATATCAAAATGTAATGGGTTTTCAAAATCCTTTTTATGCTTTTTATGGTAGTAGATTACTATGTGATAATACTAATATAGGTGGGACTGGTTCAAAAGCAATAGGATTTTTAAACGCACAAGGAGCAACTAATACATTAGATAATTCTTTATTTACATTAAGTGATTTTGATAGTGCTGGTGGTAATACAGCAGTTCCAGTTAATTGTCTTTATGAATTTAATTTACCATATAATTATTATAATGTTAAGTTATTAGCAGATTTTATTCATTCACAAAAACAAACAGATACAAATGCTGATACTACAACTTCTGGATTAGAAACAAAAATATTCAAGCAAAATACATTTTCATTCGTTAATGTAGGAAGAGTTGATGATGCTTCTACTAAAAGAGCAACACTAACAGCATTAGACCCACCTACTGGAATACCAGCAGGAACGGCACAATTTAATTTTCAATATAAAGTTGCTACATTCTTTGACGAACAGCGTTATGGTAAGGTTTTTCTATCACAACAAGCACTTACCTATCCATTTACCATAAGAAAAAATGCTATAATACAATTACCAGATGGAAGAGAAGTAGATAATAAAACTTTATGTAAAGATGTATTAGATTGTATGATAATACCAGTTGATACTGGTGGTGAATTAGTATGTTCTTTGGTGTGTAATGGTTTTAATGCTACTGGATTATATAAAAGATTTAATTATGCTTTGATTGATTTAGGTTTTTTTAATAGTAATAACCCAGTATGTGCTGTTTTAGCAGATACATTAGTTAAAGATGGAACACCTAATACACAGATTGGTTCATATGCTAATACAATTCAAATAGGTAGTCCAGAATTTAATATGGTTTTTGATGATACGAGAGGGCGTTTTGCTCTGGAAAATATGAGTTGGGCGAATTATATTGATAATGGTTCATCATCAAATGCTAATCCTTCTGCTGGTAATACAGCAGTTCAAATAAATTATTTACCTTCTACTGATTATGGTGATGTAGATTTTCCACAATCACCAGCAACTACTAAATACGCACAGAGTGGTATTGGAATATTAGATATTTCAGTATTAGATGAAAATTATAATCCTATATTAATTGATTATGAAGATGCTAATGATATAAAAGAAAAATATACTAATTCACTATTAGCGAGATTAGGTTTTTCATTTAGACAACTAACTAATCGTTTTGGAAAACCAGATAGTATATTTACACAAAGATGTTATGAAACGAATAGACCAGTAAAAGGTGTTAGTAATTTTCCATATCCATTAACTAATAATTTACGCTTTGATACAAGTTTAGATTTAGGTTTAGGTTGTAATGATAATAATTTACCTATGTTTAATTTAAGTAATTCAAGAGGTTTTAATAGAGAAATATCTGCTGTAAGTGATAGATGTTATGCTTTATCATTACCTAAAAAATTAGAAAATCCTTTTTGGTTGATTAAAAGCGACATCATAGATGGTGCTGATTTTAGTAGTGAAAAAACTGGTGGAGGTAAGCAGAATGTATTAGCGGTGTGTAATAGAGCATATTTAGCAGGTGATTTTGCTTTTGCTTTTAGCACTAATTATGCTTTCAAGGCAACAAAAGAATTCGTATTAACTGGTGTAAAAACACAGATATTAAACCCAGATTTAACACCAGCAGATATAGATATTGCTACTACTATCATATATAAAGTAGTAAGTCCTATACCATTTTTTGAAGCACAAGCAGAGGAGAAAGCAGAAGAATTAGAGAAAAAGAAAAAATAAGATGCTAATAATAATATAATATCTAAATAAATATTATATTATGACTACGGAAGTTCAATCTGTAATATTTCCTAAAAATAAATTTACTGAAAAACAAGCAACTAATTGGATTATAAAAAATAACTTTACCACAAAGGGTAAGAAAATAAAAAACTTTAAAACAACTAATTTTTATAGATTTAGACAATTACCGCCATCACAATTTAAATCATATAGGATTAGAAGATTAAAGGAAGGAGTGATGTTAGTTATTGGTATTAGGAGATGATGGTTTAATTACTATACATTTCTTACCTTCTTTTCTATCACCACAAAATAAAACATCAGCATATCTATCACCGAAATCTCTAAAATTTAACCAGCAACTTCTATGAACTGGTCTAACTACATTATCATTCCATTTAGCGAACTTTTTTATAGATTTTTTACATAACATACACTTACGGATAAAAGGCGTATTTTTAATCTCACTCATATATATAATGGTAGATAAGAAAAAAAATTTAACAGAATGGGAGAAAAAAGAAAAGAGAAGAAAATATATGAGAGAGTATTACTTACGAAGAAAATATCAATTACGAGATGGTAGATACACCAGAGATGTAAAGAAAAAACCACAAGAAAATACATTTAAAATTACAAGAGGAACATTTATTGTATCATTTAATTAATTTTCCTTATGAGTTTAATTTAGGAAAAAATAATATTTCCTTATATTATAATATGAATATTAATGACTACAACGACTTTTTAGACGACTTCTCAACTGCGAGAACACAGGAGTTTTTAACCTTATCGGTTGAAGACAAGTTAAAAGAATTCAAAAGAATTCACACAAAATATTTAGGGGACTATAAATATATGTATTTCCTACCTCAATCTGGAACATTTAAATTAAAATTTGTAAGACGAGAATGCTATACAAAATATTTGAATATTGGAACAGAATATAATTTGGAATGGGGATTTGATGGGAAATTAGAAAAGCACAGCAATTACTATATGAGAAAATATAGAAAGGGATTAGAAAAAGACGATGATGCTTTGATATATAGATATAGTAGAATGTATTTAGCAATAGGAAGAAACAGATACAACTATTTTTACTACAAGCGATGCTTTAATAGATGGTAAAAACCTAAAATAATTTGAGAGCATATATGATGTAATATTTTAAATAAATTATTACATAATATTTCACACCTATAACATCAATATTGAAAATAATTTTCAATAGATAAGACGCTAAATGGTCTTATAAACTTTGGGTAATTTTTTATCAAGATTGATGCTGAATTTTTGTGGTAAGAATGCTGAAATCAGCACACACCTTAATGGTCTTTGGCGGAAAATTGGGTCAAGGAGTTTAAGAGCAGGTTTAGGTCTGGTGTCCCAGAAAACCGCTATTTATAATA